CTTCTCCGTCCCCGAGAGAGCGTTCTCAATCGTGGCGATAGGTCCAGCGCTCGGGTCCGTGAGGTACGTGATGCGGGCGTTGACCTGAGCGAGCCGGTTCGAGAGGTCCGTGCCCTGGAGAGCGTTGGCCTTCGCGGAAGCGTCTCCGTCGACGGCCACAGTAGTCGCCAAGAGGGCGGCCCACGCCGTCGTCTCCGTGTTGAAGGTCGTGTTGGCCGTGAGGATGCCGTAGAGCGCCGCGAGCGTCGTGTACGACACACTGAAGGCCGAGACGATCGTGTAGCTCATGCTCGCCTGCGACGCCGGCCACGTCTGCTGGATCGTGAGGTGGTGGGCGTCCACGATGCTCGCGATCTGGTAGATGCCCGTGTTTGCGCCCGACTGAACCCACACGAAATCGCTCGTCGTCACCCCCGACGTCTGGAAGTCGTGGCCCGTATCCGTGAGTGTGCTCTGGCCGCTCGTCACGCTGCCCGTGAAGCTCGTGATGATCGGCAGGCTGAAGACCTCGTTGAAGAACGCTTGGATCGCGGCGTTCTCGTTGCCGCCCGACGCAAGCTCCGTGGCGGCGTCCGCCTCGAGCTGCGCGATGAGGTACCCCGTGTACGTGTTGAGCGGGTTGTCGATGTTGTAGGCGTAGGAGCCGTTGAGCGGCAGCGCCGAGTCGAGCATGAGGTGCGTACCGTCCGTGACCGAGGCCACTTGGCGGCGGACGTAGGCGTTCGAGCCCACGGCGGTCTGGACGACGACCGTGAGGCCCACCATGGCTTGCGTGAACGGCGTATTGGGGGTCGTGTCGTGCAAGGTCGTGCCCGAGAACGTCACGTTGCCCGTCACCGTGGAGTGACAAACCGTGTTCTTGACCGCAGCCTGGAAGGTGAAATTCGAGTCGAGGGTGGCGAACGGCTCGTTGACGATGAGAGTGCTCGCACCCGCACTCGTGATGTGTCGCCACGAAGAGTTGGCATTCGCTCCGGTCAGGATGCGCACAAGGTCGAACTGAGCGGGGAACGGCGCGGGGAACGTGCCCGCGTTGAGCTGGATCGTGTTGAGCGCCGTGAGACTCCCCGTCCCGACGAACGGGGTCGTCACGAGCGGCGGAAGAGTCGTCGAGAGGATGGTCTTCTCGTCTTGGAGCGCGCCACCGCCCGCGGGTGTTGTCTCACCCGTGAAGAGGGGGCCGACCATCGGGACCGCCTGGTCGCCGTCGTCGTTGAGCTGCTTGCCGTCGAGCGCCGGGAACCTGTACGGGGCCGTGTTGGTGACGGCGACGCCCGCCCCGTTGACCTGGAAGATGTCGCCCGACGTCGTGCCGAGAGGCGGCGGGTAGATGAGCAGGAACTTCGGGATGATCGCCGTGGGGAGCGTGCCGTCGAACGGGAACTTGCGGTTCTTGTAGAGGATCTCCCCGGTCGACAGGTTGCAGTCCACGTCCTTGCCGAACTGGTAGACCATGTTGTAGCCGCCCGAGCCGGGCGGGTCTGACCCGTTCGAGAGCATCGAGTTGGCATCTTGCGGAGAGACCGTGATGGTCGCACCGGCAGGGATGACGCCGCCGTAGGGGTTGCCGCTGAGGACCACGGTGTCCGGCGGCCCTGGGGTGACGCTCGACACGGTGATGTTGGCCGAAGCTGGGATGTACGAGTTGCCGAGGGTCTCGTTGTGCGTCGGGTCCTCGACGACGACCTTCATCGGGGCGTTGTTGCCGCTCGTGGGGAACGCCGGACGTTGCAGCTCGTCGTTAGTGCCGGTCGCGTTGTCCACGAGAAAGGTCGCGCTCCCAGGCTGGACGTTGAACTGGATTTGCGCTCGAGGTGCGCGACGCGCGACGGTGCTCGGGAGCGATGTCAGGTTCTTCCAGTTGAACTGCGCGATCGGGTCGCCGTCCTTGGCCGGACTGTTGATCGTGTCGTTGGCCGGCGAGGTCGAGAAGATGTTGCGCCGATTCTTGAAAAACCGGCTGTACGCGCCCTGCTGGTAGATCGGCTGGTACATGCCGTTCGGAAGCGGGAACGGTGACACGAACACGATGTCGTCGATCTGGTTCTGGATGACCGAGATCGGGACCGGGAACGAGCCGACCACGCGGTCCACCACGCCGTCGAACTGGAACCGCCCATCCGAGTCGCCAACGACCCGCCCATCCATGGCCTGGAGCGCGTCTTCGAGGTCGTTGATGATGTCGTTGAAGAACTTGAGGTTGAGACGCGCGACGTAGTCCTCGTTGGCGTCGTGGCCTTCGTCGAAGTAGAGGCTCGGGCGCCCTTGCGTGTAGAGCGGGCCTCCGCCCGAGTTACTCGTGACAGGACCCGCGGTCGGAATGCTCGACTGCGCCTGCGACTGGATGGCCTGCGCGACTTCGCCGGTGAAGTTCGTGAGGGTCTCGACGCGGAAGAAGAACGTGTCCGGCGAGAACAGCGAGTAGTTCGCCTGGAGGACTTGGTTGAGGAGCCCATTGGTCTCACTCGGCACGGTGAGGGCCGTGTACGAGGCTTTGAGGTTGAGACCCGCTGGCTGGATGACGTGCCCCGTGTAGAAGATGGAAATCTCCTCGTTCGGGGTGAGCGGAGGCGCGAACGTCACGACGCCCGACGAGTCGAGCGTGTAGTCCACCTGATTGATGAGAAGCGTGCCGATCTGTCCCTCGACGCGGCGGAAGACCTTGAACCCCTGCTGGGGCACGGGGTTGAGGGACGTCTGAACCTGCTTCGCGCCGTCTTGGAGGATGGGTCGGACCGAGTACTGGAGCGTCGGACCACCGGGGCCATACGTGTACTGCTGGCGCGTGTTCGAGTTGAGCGTGAGGACCGTGCTGCCGTTCGGATCGAGTGCCGCCTGCGTGACCGCGTAGAAATGCTGGTAGGTCGCGTTGTCTGTGAAGAGGATGACCGTATTCGTCTTGTACGAAGATGTCCGGTCGCCCGCGATCGTGACCGTGTTCATCCCCCGAGGCACCGTCGTGTACGGCGAAAGTTCGATCGGGAAGTAGCTCGGGAAGAACAGCGACGAGGTGAGGCGCGTTGGACCGCTCGTCACGTAGAGCGTCGGGTTGTTCGGGTAGTTGTCGAGGAAGCTGTCCCCGAGGCCGAGCGTGACCGTCGTCGAGTTCGCCACCGGGTCGTAGCTCGACGACCCGATCATGTGGATCTCGTAGTTCTGGACGTTGAGGAGAAACCCGGCCGGGAACGCCTCCGTCTGGTTGCCGAGCACGACGAAGCTCGACGAGCCCTCCGTCAGCATGACCTGCGCGGTGGACATCGGCGGCTGCAAGACCGTGATGGTCTGCTCGCCGCCCATCGCGTTGTAGATGTAGTAGTCGATGTAGACGTTCTCACTCGGCTGAATCGGGATGCCGCTCGGAAGCGCGGTCTGCTTCTGGGGGTCCGGCAGGAACGTGATGGTCGAGTTGGCCGCGTTCACCGAACACTGGGCCGGTATGCGCTGGGGACGCCCGCCACGCCACACGCGCGGAGCGGGGTTGGTCGCGACCGACTTGCCGAGCGGGTTGAACGTGAGTGTGGAAGTCGGCGTCGGATGCGGCTGGGTCAGCTCTTTGCGGACGATGAACGTCGCCCGCTCGACCAGCGGGACGTAGTTCTTCGTCGTCGGGTCCGTACCGAGATACGTGATGAGGGCCTCCTCGTTCTGGAGCATCCTCGTCACGAACGTGATCGTCCCCGTGAGCGGATTGATGTTGTAGTCCGTCACGTTCTTGCAGAGGCGGACCGCGTAGACAGTGACTCCGCTCGTCACGTCGCTCGGGTTGAAGTTCAGGTTCCCCGTCGAAGCCGAGACCTGGACCGTGCCCGCGGGAGGGGTCGAGAACGCGCCGTCGTTGGCGACGACTGTGGCAGGCACGTAGGTCGTCTGGCCGAAACGGAAACGGACGACGTTCGCGTACTGGATGGGGATGTTGAGCCGTCGAGAAACGGTGAACGACGCGCCGGCCGTGAAGTTCGTGAACGGCGTGGTCGCCACCACGGTCAGCGTGAACTGCTGGACCTGCTGGACGCGCCGGAAGCTCCCGCTATCGGGGCCGCTCGTCAGCTCGATCGTGTCGCCAGGCCGGACGCCGGCCGCGATGAAGTCCGTCGTGGACGTGACCGTGGTCGTGTTGAAGGCCGTGGCCGTGCCCGAGACGATGTTCGCCGCGTTGGCGATGGTGCCGACCGAGAAGATGCGCTCGACCTTCGTGTTCGGGTCGACGAGTTCGAGCTGCTCGAAGTAGCGGTCCGCCAAGACTTCTTTGCCACGCAGGACCGTGTACCCGACCGGGCTCGCCGTGGGGGCCGCAACATCCGTCGAGATCGTCGAGGAGTTCGGAACGGCCGCGACCGTGTAGACGCCCGCGTCACCGGGCGAAGGCGCGTCCCATGCGTTGCCAGTGGACACGACGAGATAGTCCCCCGGCTGGACGGAACCGAAAGGAGCCGAAGGATCAGTCAGCGTGTTGCCCGAGAACGCGCCCGAGTCTCCCACCGCCTCTTGGAGGCCGATGGTGTCGATGAACGTGACCTGCCCGCTCGTTCCATCGAAGAGGATATCGGTGCCGGGGTTGAGCGTGACGTAGTTGTTCGTGTTCGGCCCGGTCTCGAGGGCAAACGTCAGAGCGCTCGATTGAACGAGAGGATCGGGCAGCATGATCGCGCCCGAGGGCTTGAGTAGCGGCACGAGGACGTTGTTCTTGCGGAACGCCCACTGGAAGAGCCGCTGGTCGTAGTTGATGACGTAGCCGTAGGTCGGCCCGTTGCCGGGAGGAAGCGGGACCGATCCGTCGAGGATCGGCAGGACACCCGGCGTGAACGTGCCCGTGCCCTGGGACACGAAAATCTGGAGGGACCCGTCGTCCCGAGGGGTGGACGGGAGGAACACCTGCGGCGAGCCCCCGATGGGGTTCGCATACGTCGCATTCGTGACGTTGTAGAGGGCCGAGACGTCCTTGGTCCCGCCTTGGGAGATGGGCGTCCCGCTGAGGTTGATCGGCGTTCGGAACAGCCGAAGGGAGATCCCGCGTTCGATGGGAAGGTCGCCCGAGATGTACGTCACGGGGTCCGAGCCATACGTCTGCTGGTCGGGGACCGAGAACTGGACGAGGAGATTCCCTCCCGAGGGTTGGAGCTGGACGGTGCCAGGCTGCCCGAACCCGAAGCTCGTCACGTACTCGAAGTTCGGAAACTCCGGCTCGTTCGTGACCGTCTCCAGGCGGAAGATGAAGTCCCCGCCTTCGATGGGGGCTGGCGAGATAGTGCCCGGCGAGGCAACGGTCCCGAGGGCCTGCCGCGGGAGCTGGACGCCGTAGGCCATGAGCACGCCGTCGTAGTAGACGGGCTTGCCCGTGGCCGCGTCGGCGGTGCTGAGCTGCACGAGCCCAGTGCCGATCTCCCAGTTGAACGTGCCCGTGGGCGGCGGCGCTCCGATACTCGGGACGGCGTTCGGGGTAAGCCATGCGCCGTAGCCGAGACGCAGGAGCGGGAACTGGCTCGCATCCGGCAGCGGATTGAGGATGAGGCCCGCGTCCGTCGAGAGACCGATGCGACCCGAGGACTGCTGGAAGGTGAAGAATGCCTGCTGCTGGAACCGGACCGCCTCCGTGTTGTAGGTCACGAGGTCGGAGGGGTTCCATGCGATGTCACCGGCCTTGTTGCCGGACATGTCATCGTTGAGGAGAATCCACACCTGGCCGGGCGACGGATTGCCGGAGAAGGACTCGACGAGCGTGGCCGGGAACGTGATGCCGGCGCCCGACGCTCCCACGGAGACGCGGAAGGGGGCCGGCGCCGAGGGAGCGTTCACCGCCTGGGGGACCACGCTCACATTGAGGCGGCTTCCTGGCGTGTTGATGGACGGGCCGATCTGCCCGAGGGTCGCGACGGGAGCGCCGGGAAGTGTCTTGAACCGCTGGTCGGGGCCGCTGTAGTCGAACCGCTGGACGACCTCGTTCTTGGTCCACCCGAACTTGGCGTCGGGCAGGAGCCCGTCGCTCATCACGAGGACCATGTACTCGACCCGCGGGTTCGGCTCCGATCCTTGCGGGAAGTAGATCGCGAACGTCGCCGGGTCACTCTCGACGTCGTTCGGCGTCAGCGTGTAGGCCGAATTCGACTGCCCTACGCGCGGCGGTTCCAAAACATAGCCAAGAATGTTGAAAGCCATCAGGCGCCCTCCTTGTACGGCTGGATACCCAGTCGCTCACGGAGAGTCCTATCAACCCCAAATTGTCTTGCGAGATGCCGGTCAGAATGCCGGCCGAGCAACGGCAAGGCTTTCTCTCGAAAAATATCCGCGCGACGCCGCCTCTCGACTCCCCGAGCGCGCTGTTTCTTGCGCCACTCGGCGTCCTCGAGGCGGCCTGTCGGCCGGCGAGCTGTGGTGCGTTTACGATGGCAGCATGCGCATAGGAGGTCGCACTTCGCGGCTTCCATCTGCATTTTTTCCCACGTCCACAAATACGAGACCGCCGCCGTCTTGGCTCCCGTGTGGTCGAACTCCATCGCTGCTGGCGCAAACACCCGAGAGCCATCCATGCACGGCTTCGACTTGAGGGTGTTGAGCTTTCCCATCAGCCACTGACGATGTGGGTTTTGGGACCGGCCCTTCCTCGATTCCGTCCGCACACGATGGCAGTTCGCGCAAACGAGATCGCATTTAGCGACCTCCGCCAGAATGGTCGCGACGCTGAACCGGCCCATCTGGCTCACGGGCTTTTTCTTGATCCCGCGAACGTGATCGAAATCCATGCAGAAGGGCGGGTAAGTTTCGCCGCAATCGGCGCAAACGCGACCGACTTTCAGGCCGTTTATGAACGCACGGCCCGCATCTTCTGCACGACGATTGTAGTTTCGCTCGGTCTCCGTTTGCATCTGGATCTCATGTGATTTTGCCGGTGCCCACTCCGGCGGAGGCGACGATTGACGGTGGGCCGACGATGGGAGTGGGGAGGACGAATTCGGTGAAGGTAAGGTCGAGGGCCATCCCGATCGCCGTGGCCTGTTTGACTGCGCCAGGGCCGGTCATTCCAGCACTCGCAAAGCCCGAGATCATAGACGGAATCGCAGTCCCGGTGATCTTGATGACCCCCGCGCCCACGCCCACGCTCGGGTGCGTCGTGACGACGAGGCCCTCCGCGAGGCCGAGGGAGAGCCCGTTGGACAGGCCCACACACTCGAGCGGGGCCATCGGGCCGAGCATCGCCTGGGCGGCGAAAGCCGTCGTCAGATTCCCGAGGATGAGCGGCGACGGCACGACGAGGGGCACGGCTCCGGCCCCTACCCCGAGCGTCCCGGTGTCCACGGTCGTGACCACAGCCCCCGAATTCGCCCACAGAACGACCCCCATGGCGACGCCCTGGGCGAGCTGCGGCATCCCCGGCCCCACGATGGTCGCGGCCGTCAGGGCAGGGATGAGGGCGCCGACGAGGCCTGGGGGCGTCAGGGGCATGCTCAGAGGCTCCGGTTGACGGCACACCCCATGAGCGGGAGGCCCGTGATCCAATCGAGTGACGGGGCGCCAGGCGGCATCATGGGCGTTCCTCGAGCGATCCCGAGCACCGCCGCCGGACCGCCGAGAAGGCTCTGGGGCGCCACGAGGGACACCGCCACGCCCGATGTCACCGTCGCGGCCAAGCCCGCCGTGATGCTCACCGCCGCCCCCGCCGTGGCCGAGTAGGCACCACCCGCCGTCTGGGAGATGGCGCCTCCAGCCGTGGTCGAAGCAGCCCCGCCCGCCGCCAAGGAGTACGCCGCACCTACGTTGTCCGACATGGCGCCACCCGCCACGTTCGTGACCTGGGCGCCCGCGAGGACGTTGCGGATGTACCCGCCCGCGAGGATGGTCTGGATTTTCCCGCCCGCCGCGATGTTCTCGAGCACGACGAGGGCGTAGTTCATCTGGGTCTTGCCCGAAATCATGTGGTTGTACTCCGCCGCGTTGAGGGAGTAGCCGTAGATCCCGTTGATGAGGACGCGCGTGCCCTGCTGGGTGATCTGCCCGTCCACGATGGTGTGGTGCGAGCCGTTGACGGTCGTCACCGTGTCGCCCGTGATGGCCCTTCGGTGGTTGCCTCGGATGTTCTCAGAGAGCGCGTTGTTGTCGTTGTCGTTCCCGCCGAGGTAAGTCGCGTTGACCGAGCAGTGGTAGACGGGCGTGAACCCCTTGCCGCGTGCGTCGGGTCCGAATTCGACGTGGACCGAGCCCTCGCAGAAGAGGTGAACGCTCTCGCCGGAGAGAGCTTCTTTGCCGATGTACGCCTTGAGGCCGCCTCCGAGGCTCGCTTCGAGGCTGACGTTCTTGGTCCCGTCGTAGGTGTCCTCGACGGTCGAACCGGGGATGTTGACGAAGGTCTTGCCCTGCTTCGAGACGCAGATCGCAAACGGGTCGTCCTCGGCGTTGCCCGAAGGCGGGTTGATGCGAAAGAGGTACGCGCCAGCTTGGTTGTTGACTTCGAGGTCGCTCGTGCCAACCGTGCGAGTCGCCTCCAGCATCTTGAAGCGGCCCGGCTGCGACGACTGCCAGTTGTCAAAGAGGGACGGCTTGAGGACCCGCCCATAGAGGTTCATCCCGTCGTCGGTGTTCGGGTCGTTGCCGACGACCGTCCCGAGAACGTGCTCGATGTAAAGGCGCGGATGGTAGGTATCGACGTTGAAGCCGTCGATCTCGTCGAGGACGTCCTGCACCGCGTCGGTCGTGTGTTTCAGCTCGACCCGATGCTCGGTGAAGATGTCCGCCGGCGACTTCTGGCTCTCGAAGTTCGCGTTCGGGATGGTGGCGGCGAAGAAGACCTTGCGCCCGTTCGAGTACGTGACCGGCGGGAACTCCGCCGTGTTGTTGAAGAAGGCGTTCACGACGCCGCTCTTGTTGCAGTACTTCGTCGGGTCGCCCGTGTTACCGGGTCCGAGCCCTTCAAGGACGCTCTGGCCGAAGTAGTGCTCTTGGATCTGCGGCGAGATGGAGTTGGGCTTGGCCGGGTTGTCCCCGCCCGGTGCCTCGACGAGAGGCTTGGTCGGGTCGTTGTTCTGGAAGATGTCGTAGGGCAGGTAGAAGGCCCCGCGACGCGCAGGGCCGTACTGGACCTTCACGCCCGATGACGAGTGGAGCGTGTTGATCGACTGCGTGATGAGGGTCCGCTCGGAATCGCGCAGCTCGATGAGGTCGCCCGCGCGGTTGAGCATGACGATGCTGCGGTTAAGCACCAGCTCCGAGCCGTCCGCGGACATGCCACCGACGTCGCCGGGGCGGAGCTTGAGGCGCTTGACCCGGTAGGTCGGGCTGAAGAGCTGCTTGTAGAGGTCCGCCTCGTCCGAACTGACCGTGGCAGGGTCGTCGGGGGCGATCGGGTGGAAGTTGAGCCCACCGCGCGAGGCGACGGGCAGGTAGCCGACGATCATCGGCTCGCGGACGATGCCCTTGCCGTGCTTCGGCCGGTATGCGAGGACGACGACGCTGTTGACCTCGGGGACGCCACCCCAGAACGAGCGAGGTCCCGACATGGCCTGCGTGAGGTCCAGCTCGAAAGCGTCTGCGCCACCCGTGATGACACGGATGTCGGCCTTCATGTGAAGCTCGTCGACGCGCGTGATGACGCCGATGCGCAGAGCGCCGGGCGGAGCGTCTTGGAACTCTTTGCCTCCCCATGTACCGGGGGCGTGTCTCGGGGTCTCGGGGAACTTGTTCGCCATGCTATTTATGCGCTCCCGCGAACTTTTTGTTTACCAATGATTTCAGTGAGTTCCACGCTGTTCACCAGAGAACGGCTAAGTTGACACTTGACGCCAAGGTTGGCCCCTCGCATCATGTACCTCATGGTGGCTCCCAAGAAACGGCAGCGCGTCGAGGGGATCAAAATCCACTTCGATCCGCCGTTGCTCGCATGGCTGCGACTCGAAGCAAAGCGACTCGACGTATCGATCTCCGAGGTCCTGCGGCGGCTCGTCCGCAAGGAGATGGGCGCGTGATCCTCGGCCAGCGCATCCGGCTCGATCCGAACAACGTTCAAGCAACGTTCTGCGGCCGGTGGTAAGCCGAACTGGCGGGCGCTCAACGCCGAGCTGAATGTTCGCAAGGCCACGGACCTCACCTGGATGAAGGAGATCCCCTGGGCGGTCTCGAACAATGCTCTCCAAGATCTCGACAACGCCTTCTCTCACTTTTTCCGGCGGGTGAAGCTCGGACAGAAGCCAGGCTATCCAAGGTTCAAGTCGAAGAAGCGAAGCACTCCGTCCTTCGCCATCGAAGCCAGAGCCCTCCGCTTCGATGGGCGCCGCATCAAGCTCCCCAAGCTCGGCTGGGTTCGCACCCGGCAGGAGCTTCGTTTTCCGGGCAAGATTCTCTCGGCACGATTCACGAAGCGCGCCGGTCACTGGTACGTCTCGATCATGGTCGAGATCGATGAGTCCCGCTGGTCGTATCCCCACCGTTGCGAAACTCAAGCAGCGGTGGGGATCGATCGTGGAGTCGTCGATCTCGCCGTGCTCTCCAGTGGAGAGAAGATCGAAGCGCCCCGCGTCCTGCGGCAGTACGAGGACAAGCTGCGACAGCTCAACAAGGAGCTGTCGCGGCGCACCAAAGGAGGTCAGAACTGGCAGAAGACCAAGGCGAAGCTCGGTCGCTTGCACGAGCGGATCGCCAACATCCGGCGCGACGTGACACACAAGCTCACTACGAGCATCGTGCGTCGCTTCCGATGGATCGGCATCGAGGACCTCTGCGTCAAGGGCATGGCGCGCACCCGGCTCGCCAAGTCGATCATGGATGCCGCGATGGCCGAGGTTGGACGCCAGCTCAACTACAAGGCGCCGCTCGCCGGAAGCACCATCGTGCGGGCCGACCGCTTCTACCCGTCGTCGAAGACCTGCTCGGTTTGCGGCGTCGTCTACGCTGACCTCGTGCTCGGCGAGCGACGCTGGACGTGCGACACCTGCGGCGCCGATCACGACCGCGACGTGAATGCCGCGAAGAACCTGGAAGCTCTGGCCGCCGCCCTGGCGGTGACAGCCTGTCGTCAAGGGAGCGCTGGTCCCGATCTTCGGGTCGGAACGAAACTCCCTCTTGGGCAGGAATCGAGCAGCGCTGTTAACTCCGGTTAGCATCGTTCAAGTCTCGAATGGGATCGCTTACCCTGCGTTGCCGCCCGCGTTCGGCGTCTGGGTGCCTTGCGCCTGCTTCGCGCGGAGTTGCTGAAGCTGCAAGCTCTCCGACGCGATCTTCTGCTGGAGCTTCGTGATCTGTTGCTGGAGGGATGCCACTTGCTGTGGCGTGAGGCTCGCTTGCGTCCGCGTGAGCTGCGCCTGGAGCTGGGCGAGGTCGTTCTGGTCGCTCGAGAGCTGGGTCGAAAGGGCCGCGATCTGCGTGTTGGCCTGGAGGTTCTGCCCGAAACTGTTCCATGCCTGGCTGATGTTCGCCGCTGACGTCTCGGCTTGCTGGGCGATGGCGTTTGGATCGCCCGTGGCGAAGCGGCTCGTCGGACTGAACGGCGGCGGGAAATTGCCGAGCGCGGAGTTCGGCCCGACTTGGAGCGTGCCGTTGGAGCCCGGTTGGGGCGCCTGGTACGAGCCACCTCGAAGCTCCGCCTCGTACTGCTGGTGAGGCGTGTCGAGCGCCATGTAGAGGTTGAAGAGGAAGTCGTCGATGATGGTCGTGACCTGATCGGGCGAGAGCGAAGCGAGGCTCGGAGATACGCTCGAGCCCGCCTTAGCCGAGGACGCCTGGAGCGCCTGGTACTGCGAGTTGAGCGAGTCGAACTGGGCTTGATCGGCGGCGAGCGCTTGTTGGGCCTGTTGGATGAGCGCCTGGTCCCCCGACTGCTGCGCCGCCTGGAGCTGGACCTGGTCGAGTTGGACCTTCTGCTGAGCGGCCGAAATCTGATTCAGCAAGTCGAGCGCTTGCTGCTGCGCTTGGGATGGTTGCGATGTCCCGCCCGCGATTTGAGGACTCCCCACGGCCGCGAAGGCGTTGGGGTTGTAGAGGGACGTGGGGTCTTCCACCGTGCCGGCGATGGTCGGGAGCAGTTTGTAGCCCGTCGAGATGAACGCCAGGTCGCTTCGGCCCAGGAGGCACGAGCACTGGGGCTGACCCGAACTCGTGCCGTCTTGCGACCCAAGCTGGTCGACAACGGTCATCTCCGCGAGCGTGAGGCCCGCAGCCAGCTCGGACGCCTCGACGCTAGGATAGACCCCCCTCTGTTGGGGGGAGCCGAGGACGGGCAGGTTCGCGAAGTTCGTCTGCGTGTTGCCGTAGCTTGCCTGCCCTAGCCCCGAGGTCCCATCGACGCTGGGCGTCGTGAAACCCGACGTGCGCAGGTCGTCCGGTTGGAGCTGGGCGAGAGCGTTCACGGGGTTAGGGTAGCTGTACGTGAGCGACGTGAGGCCCTGGGACTGCGCCGTGAGGGACGCGAAGAGATCCCCACTCAGGGCGACCTGGATGCTCACGTTCGCCGCCTGATAGTTGTCCTGGCCTCCGACTTGGATGAGCTGCCCATCGCTCAGGCTCAGTCCACGCCCGTATCGGTAGTGTCCGATGACCTCGAAGCCGCGCTCGTCGGACACGGGGCGGATCATCGTTGTGGCGTTTTTGACCTTCGGCGTCGTGTCCGTCGTGTTCGATGTTGCAGTGTTGAGCTTGCCCGCGGGTACGAGCACGAGTTCCCCGATGACGCCCTGGGTTTGCGATTGCGTAGCCGGACTGTTCGCTTTGCCGATGTCGTGCGCATAGACGAACGTGCCCGCGGACGTGAGGCCGAACCACGAACGGTTCGTGAGGTGCTTGTCCGTGATCTTCGAGTAGGCGTCCGCGGTCACCCGCGAGAGCTGCTGCTGGGCTGCCGTGGTTTGGTTCTCGATGACCTTCTGCCGCTGGGCTGCGTTCACACGCTTCGACGTGTTGCCTACGCCAGCGACGTCCTCCCAGTCTCCGATGCTCCCGGCGTAGGGCTGCAAATACGCCATGACCACGTTCGGGTAGCCGAGGATTCGACCGCTCTGGGGGTCACGGAGAATGAGCGGCTGGTACGGGTTGCTGTTCGGATTGGCGGCCGTGAGGTCCACGGGATAGGCGGGGACCTCAGCCGCATCCCCAGCCTTGAGGAGGAAGGTTCCTCCGTCCGAGAGCTGGGCCCCCGTGTACTGAATGCCCGCACCGGCAAGGTTCGCCTTGCCAGGGTTCGTCCCCGTGCCGGGCTTGGCGGCGCTCGGGTTGTAGTTCGTGAGGACGAGTGTCCCGATGCCCTGTGGCGCCTTGAACTTCTCGCGACGAGCGGTGAGCGTGAGTGTCGTGGTCGCCCGCCCGCCGAACGAGATGTTGTGCGAGATGCCCTGGATGTACCAAATCTGATCCTTGGGCGCGATGTAGATGGGGAACCCCATGCGCAGCTCGGGACGGAACGGGATAGTCACCGTGCCCCGGTGGCGGCGGGAGTTCATTTTGTCGAGCAGGTCGAGCCCGTAATAGAACATGTGCAGGGCGTTGTTGCCCATGAACTCCGAGTTCACCTGCTGCGGACGCCACCCGTACTTGCGGAGCAGGTGATAGTCCGTGACGTTCGTGAACGGAGTCATCTCCGCCGGCCAACCCCAGTCGGTGTTGCCGGAGTAGTTGCCCTGGATCGTGAGCTGAGTGACGACCTCGGCCTCGGAGTCGGAGAAATCCCACTCGATGATGTCGATGTCCTGAATCCACGACACCGGCTTGTTCGAGAGGATGTCGAGATTGTAGAAGGGCGGCTTGAACACGATGTCGCCCGTCGTGTCCATGTAGAACTCGTAGCCGATCGCCTCCTTGGCGGCGTTGGCAATCTCCAGCTTGGTCTGGAACTCGCTCTGCCAGAAGTTCACGCCGAGGCTTGCGTTGTTGGTGCGGACCGATGTGACGCTCGGGTCGGTCGGGTCGTAGAGGAGTTGGGCGCCTTCATCGCCACCGTTCGCCATGCGGACGGTCTTGGACGCGAGTGTGCGCGCGTCGGCTCCGGCATTCTTGCTGTTGAACTGCTTCTCCTGAAGGACGTCGCCCCGCACCGCGACTCCCGAGGAGCCGTAGAGCATGAGGTTTCGCGAGACCGCTTGGAACCTCTGCGACCAGTACGCCATGATGTCGGAGAGGGCCGCCATGAAGACAGGGCGCTGGGGCGAGTCCGTGGTGAGGGTGACGAGCGACCCGCCTCCGATCACGATGTCGCCGTAGGCCTGCTGGGCGAGCGTCCAGATGATGTCGAAGGGGTTAGCCCCCGAGAACACGTTGCCGTTGAGCGTGATGCCGAACTTGCTCGGGACCGGCGACGTATACGCCGGGTTCACGTTCATCTTGCACAGCTCCCACCACTTGAGGATGTCGGAGCAGTGGATGGCGACCGAGTGTTCGCCCGAGGAGTACGAGTCGCTGACCTCGGTCACGAGACCCCAGAAGATGGGATAGTACTGCGGCAGCCCTTCGACGAGGTAGTACCCCTTGGCGTAGATGTTCACCTCCATCATCGGGGAGATGACCGGCACGTTGTCGAAGTAGAAATCGTCGATCGTGTGGCGCGGAACCGAGAGGCTGATGGAAGCCGAGCCGGGCACGCTATCGATCGAGAGATCGACCTGGATGCTCGTGATGTACTTGTTGATGTCGAACGAGCTGTTGCACGTGGGGCAGCCGACGACCTGGGTGCTGTTGTTGATGAGCACGATGGCGTCCGGCGCCGTGACCACCACTTGGCGGGCGTTCGGCTGGAAAGTGCCTTGGAACGGACTACGGGCCATCAGCCACCACCGAGCGTGGCCCCAAACTGCTCACGCTCGGCCTCCTGGGTTTGGGTCTCTTGAAGTTGTGACACCGGACCGCCGCCGCTTTGCCCGACGTTGGCGCCGTAGGAGATGGAGTTCAACGCCGTGGCCTCGGGGTCGCTCTGCGTGGGGGCCGTTCCCGCTTGCGGGGTGATGCCCTGTTTCGGCGTGGTGCTCACGGGCGGCTGGAAAGCGAGTTGCGGGTCCTGCTGAGTGTCGAGAACGAACCACGCACGCACCGTGAAGCTGAACGAGTATTCGAGAGCGTAGGGGGCCTCGTCGGACTCGGTGATGCTGAAGTTGTCGAACGAGCCGATGTAGAGGATGTGGTCGTAGTAGAGGTAGATCGAGCCGAGCGTCGCGAGGTTGACCTTCGTCACCTGCGGCGTGCTCGGATTGATGTAGTCCTGCGTCCAGATGCCCGCGTTGCTCTTGTAAAGGAGGTAGAGCGACAGGAAGTTCTGGTACGAGGTCGAGAAGTTGCGCGCCATGCGCGTGATGCCTGGTCCGGCCGAGGCGCTTCCAGCGTTGTCGAGGCCGGGCGGCGCGGAGTCGATGGCGTAGAACGCGGCGATCTTGCCGGAGCCTTCGATCTTGTCGAGGTTCTCGCCCCAGTGCTCGATGATGGGACCGTTGCGACCCCAGTTGCCGTCCGCCGTGATCTTCTCGAGGGAGTTCTTGAAGCTGCGCGGATTGACGAGGAGCCGCAGAGGCGGGGTCGCCGCCATCTGATTGATGCGGTTCGTGAGGTCCGTGATCTGGGCTTGCTGCTGCGCGAAAAACTGCTGCCCTAGATCCGACTGATTCAGATTCTGGTTGGCAACGGAGTCGTTCTGCTGTGCCGCGATCTGGGCGTTCGAGGAGCCGCCTTGGGTGTTCCACGAGTCCTCGTTGGGGACATCCGACTGCACGGACGTTTGCCCATTGCCCGGCGTGTCCGGCTTGCTGAACAGCACGCCCTCATCTTGGCGCCGAGCGAGGAGCGCCGGATTCACGGCGCCCGTCGTGTCGTGGACGTACTGCCCGAAGAGACCAACTGCCGCGTCGTAGTTGTTCGAGTTGAGCGCGTTTGCGATGGGACGGGGGACGCTCCCGAGGTTGTAGGCGAGTGATGTCAACGCATCGAATTGATTTTGGGTGAGCGGCGCCGACACCGACTGCTTGACCCGCTGCTGGTACTTGGCGGTGTCACTCAGCAGAAGCTGCTGGCCTTGGGCGCGGGTGATGGGCGGGTTGAACGACTCCCCAGGCTGGATCTGATGCCCGTAGCCGATGGAGAACGTCTTGTCCTGACCCGGCGGGTCCGCGTAGGGGTTCGGGCTGAACCCCTCGTGGTTCGCGATGAAAGTGAGGCCCTTCGGAGAGAGGCTCGTGGCCGTGCCGCCCGCGCCGGAGACGCCAGGATTGAGGCTCGCCAGGCCGCTGCCGGGTGGGGACGTGTTGCTGAGCGAAGCGACGCTCGCTTCGCGGGAAATGAGCCGGCCCGTAGGAAGCGGCGGGGCGATGAGTCCGACGACGAACGGTAGGGTGTTGAAATTGTCGGGCGGCTGAACGTCCGTGAGCGGCAGATACAGCGTGCTGTCGCTGTCATTGTTCGTGATGAGCGAGCTGTACCTCGTGAGCAGATCGTAGACGAGCGGCGGGTAGAAACCGGCCGTCTGCTGAATTTGCTCGTCGATGGAGGGGCTCGTGTTTGCCATGGCTCAGCGGGACGTAAGTGCGGCGGCCTGCGCCGCGAGGGCTTGGTTCGCTTGGTTCTGAGCGATCGTGTTGGCGGCGTTGGCCCCGGTGGCGCTCGCCGGACCCGCGTTGACCTGGATGTTCTGGACCTGGAACGGCGGGTACACCCCGACGAGGTTCGTCGAGGTGCCGAGTCCCGTGTTGCCGATGACGCCGGGGATCTGGAGGATGGTCTGCTCGACCTTGAAGTTCCACGAGATGCTGAACGTGAACGGCGAGCCGTCCGTCTCTTCGCTCTCGAACGACGAGAAGTACCCGAGGTACAGACCCTTGTCGTACATGAGCATGACGTTGCCCTTGAGCACGACGTTGCCGTAAGGGTCGTAGACGTCACCGTTGTTGCGATAGAGGTCGTGCAAGTCGCGGTAGCGGTCCCACGCGATGGTGGACTGCCGGAGCACAGAGGACGTGCCCGTGTAGAGGTTCATGAAGGCGCCGGTCGAGCCGTCCGCCGAAATCTCCGTCAGCTCGTCGCCCCAGTGCTGCTCGACGAACCCGCCCCGCGTCTGAATGACTTCCTTCTTCTTCGTCGCGCTCTCGTTGAAGTTGGCCGGGTTCACGTGCATCACGAGCGCGTGCGGCATGAGCGCCATCATCGCGTTCAAGGGGCTCGTGATCTGGAACGCCATCGGGATCGTTCCGCTTTTGACCGTCGCCGGATGCCGGTAGAACGGCGATGTGGTCGGCGCCGGGTTGGCCTGGAAGTCGTAGTTGGCGGACGGGATCGTCGGCATGGCTTACCGCTTCGTCCTGTTCCGCTCGTGGTTCGCGATCTGATTCTGAGCGCGGGCGTCGATGATGCGGGCCAGGTCGCCCTTCAACCGCAGCTCGACGACCTGGCCACCTGCGGCTGCGCCGACCGTAGCGCCGCCCGTTCGTGCAACAGGGGCGAGGCCCGCAACGGGGTTCTGCTGGTAGTACTGCGACGCGACCCGGCTGAAGCTCTTGAGGTCTCCCATCGTGGTGCCTTGCTCGTCAGCCGTCTGCGCCCACTTCGAGACGGCGTCCGCGTTCGTGAGCATGGCGTAATCGAAAAGGGCGTCGCTCGCGGCGTCGTACACGCCATCCGTGATGACCTTTTTGACGTTGTTCTCGAGGAACGGCCGGTCGATCTTGATCCCACGGAACCGGAGCGCCCGATAAATGTCATCGAGAGAGCCCCCATGCTCGTCGAGAGCGTCCTGGGTCTCTTCGTCCCGCTTCTCGGCATGCGTGTCGTGGACGTAGATGGAGTGCGGCGTGAGCATCTTCTGCGCGGCGATAGCCGTCTCAGGCGGATTGGCGTCTTCAATGGCCTTCTGCATCTTGTCTAGGCCACCCACCATCTGCGCGGCGATAACCGTCTCAGGCGGATTGGCGGCTTCAATGGCCTTCTGCATCTTGTCTAGGCCACCCACCATCGCCTGGAACGGGAACTGGTTCATCGCCTCCTTCATCGCGTCGCCGATGACGGCGGGGTCGATGCCGGCTTGAGACATCGCGTCCGTGACGTCCCCGGTGAACGCGGGGTTCTGCTTCAGCTCATCGAGCTTCTTCTGGACCTTGTCGAAATCCTGCTCACTCAGCTTGCCCTTGATGATCTTGAGGGCGTCATCCGAGCTGATGTTCTTGAGCGTCAGCTTCTTCATTTCGTTGAAATGCGCCTTCGCAAGGGCAAGCTCGGCCGAGAGCTGTGCCTTCTGATCGGCCGGCGTCTTGGGGTCGTCGAGCTTCTTCTGGAGGTTGGTCATCTTCTCGACCTGCTTGTCGATGGCCTGACCCATCTTGCCGAACGTGCCCTTTTGCAGCTCCTCGCGCATCTTGCACGTGTCGCCCTGAGCCTTGCCGAAGGCACTGATCAGTTCCGAGTTGCCGGACTTCTGAACCATGCGGCTCTCTTGGAGCTGTTCACGACGGCTCTTGGTGTTGTCACCCCCGACAACCTTGTCCACCAGGTCCAAGAGGGCGTCATACGTGTCGGACAGGATCTTGTAGAGCTGGTTCATCACGAAATCGACGAGGATGCCGATCTTGTCCTGCACGCTCGTCTGGAACTTAGAGGTCTCCTTCTGGAAATCGATTTCCGTTTTGCCGTCTTGGAGCAGGCGCTTCTGGTCGGCCGACATGGCGTCCCACACCTGCTTGGCCTTAAAGTCGCGTAGCTTCTTAGCCGCGGCGCCGGCAGTGCCGTCGATTTTGAGGGCCTTGAGAGCGTCCGTCTCGGAGTCAGTAAGCTCGATCCCCTTCTCGAGCTTGTGTGCCAGGTCCGCCTGCATCTGCTCGACGGCCATGTTGAGTTTCGCGAAGGCGTCTTGCTGCTCGTCCGAGACGCCCATGGCCTGCTCAGCACCAAGACGCTCGACCCCCTTCAGCTCCTCGAATTTCTTTCCGAACATCTTCATCGACTCGGACTGGAGCTGCTCCATCGTGTCAAACGGGTCGAGGTTTCCGATGGCGCTGGCCAGGTCCACGGGCGTGCCCGCAACGATCTTGCTCTGCTGGCGGGCGGCTTCGTAGATGGCCTTCTTCGTGTCGTCGGTCATGCCCTCGCCGTTGTCGGCGATCCACTTGGCGAGTTCCTTGTCCGACTTCTTCAGGACCTGCTTCAGGATCTGCGGGTCCAGCTCCTGTCCGGTCTCCGCCCCGATACGACCAGCGAGCCCTTCGAGCTTCTTATCGAAGCTCTTCATGTAATCGGCCGAACCGCGACCTCCCATGAGAACGTGCTTCGTGCGCTCCCCGAGGCCCTGATTCTTGAAAAATCCCGTGACGCCTTGAAGGAACTTCTGAGCATCGCGCGGGCTCATTGCCTTGCCCAGGCCGATCATCACCTTCGTGATGTCCTCCATGCGAAGGGTGAACAGCGTGAGGTCGCCGGAAAAACCTCGGATGATGTTGAAGAACTTGTTGGTCGCGATGCCCGCTTCTTCAGCACCACGGATCATGTACTGGAACGACGTCTCGACATCGACGAGGTTCATACCGAGATCGGTCATCATCTCGCCCTCGAGCTGACCGATCTCTTGGAGACTCACGCCGAATGCAAGGGAGTACGCGACGGACATCTGCGTGAGCTTGCTCCAATCGGAGGCGTAGCCCGCGGCACCTTTCGAGTCCTTGCCGACCTGCTTGAACGACTCGTCGAGCTTTTTCAGGCTGACGCCCTCGGCCGTGATGGCGTTGAGGACAGCCTGGTGGGTCTCCTTGTTGATGCCCCAGTCGAGATTGTCGAGACTCGTCGCCTGGTCACGAATCTTCGTGAGCGTGTCTTCGAGATCCTGCGCGCCTGCCCCGACCGACTTCAGATTCTTGTGGAGGAACTCGGAGCTGCCAGCGGTCGATAGGATGTTCTTGTTGAACTCCTTTGCGCCCGCTTCGGCGTCGATGAGAAGCTGAACGATGGACGCGATGGCGCCTGCGGCCATCGAGAGGATCGGCCCGAGCGTTTTGAGCGTGGTGCCGAGTTTGCCGATGATGTCCCCCATCTTGCCCATCGCCCCGCCGCCACCGCCGGCTGCGGACATCTTGGCCCCGAGCTTCCCGAGACCGCCACCCACCGCCCCGAATCCGCGACCCAGGATCTTGCCCGCGAGCTTCGCCATCGTGGGCACGTCTTTGGAGAGAACCGCCTTGAGCGGCGCCGAGATCAGGTCACCGATCTCCTCCCCGGCGTCGAGGGCCGCATCGGTGACCTCCTTGGGGTCGAACTCGAACTTCTCTTTGATCTCCTCGCTCCCCTCGTGGATCGACTCCTTCTGGTCGGAGATGTCGACGCGCTCATTGGCGAGCTTGCGCAGCTTGCCGCGGGCAGCGTCGATGGCCTTTGCGAGATTCTCCTTCTCCAGCGGCTCGGTCGCGCTCTTGATGGACTTCTGGAGATGGCGAAGCTCCGCACCCATCTCGCGCATGGCGTGCTTGTTGTTCACCATCGACTTGTTGAGCTTGTCGAGACCTTTGCCCTCCTTTTTGAGCTGGTCCATGTAGAGCTTGTGGTACGCCTTATGAGCGCCCGACGCCTTCCACATGGCCTCTTTGACGCCCTTGAAGACGCCCTTCATCGAGCGGTCGGACGTCTTCTCGATGAGGCGCATCTTCTTCCCCCAGTCGGTCCCCATCTTCCGAATTTCGGAAGCGACCTGGGAGTAGTCGAATTCGGCGCCAAACTTGGCGAGCATCTCCGTCTTCGGAGCACCGGCAGCGGGAGGCATCTAGCTATCTCCTGAACGGTTTGCCGGGGGTCCGGTCGGCGGGAATGGGGCGAGCGTCGGAAGGATCTCGGTCGGTCTGGCCGACCGAAGTGTCGATGTCGTAGCCAAGCTGCTTCCGGTTCAACCGCTCGAGGCGTTCGTTGAACTGGGTCTGCACCATCTGCTGGTGGACCTGCTGGGCCTGGAGCTGCTTGCGGCGCTGGATGCGCTCTTGGACTTCAGCGGGCGAAAGCGGACGGTCGCGGTCCGTACCTCCGACAACCCCGAGCTTCCCGAACTCCTCTTCGTGAGAGGCCGCGAGTTGCTTGAGGTGCTCCTGCTGCTGCGTCTGTGTCTCGCGAATGTGGCGCTCGTATGCCTCGATCACCTGGTCGTGCCAGTCTTTCTCACCGCGAAGGTCGTGTTCGAGCTGCGCCGACAGTTCTTCCGTCGTGCGTGCCGCGACGACGACCGCTCGCCCCTGCTGCTGCTTGGCGTCTTTGGGTTCCTCGCCGAAAACCGCCTGCCGGATGATGGCGTCTTTGCGGGCGATGATGTCTTCCTTGCGCTTGCGTCGTCGGTCGTTGTCCTGGTTGTAGACCTTCTGGATGCCCTTGCCGGCGAAACACGAGCCCACGAACTTCGCGTTCTCCCACTCCCGTTCCATCTGCTCATAGAGGTCTTCGTAGTGATTGATACTTCGCCACGTGAGCTGCGCGAAGTTCAGGCCCAGCCGTTCCGTCCCGGCGATGCCCGTCACGCTCGGGGACATGAGGTCGAGGCCGACAACCTGCGACCACCGGAACCGGGAGAAGCTCTCCGTCGCGAACGCCTCGGTGAGGATGGTCGCCGCGTTGGCACGGCGGTTCAGCTCCGAGAGGTGCCGGATGACGCGGGCACGAGCGTCGGGCGGGAACACGGAGAACGTCTTGGCAATTTCGGGGACGCTTCGATCGCGGTCGAGCAAGATGTTCTGCCCATCGACGAGGAAAACGCCGTAGGCGAGGAACAGGTCCCAGAAGTGCGACGTGGGCACCTGGTCAGGACGGTGCCCGCCAATGAGCCTCACGAGCGAGAACTCGTGGTGGTTGAAGTTCTTGAACACGAAGGGCACGCCGTTGATCTCGGCGGCTTGCGTGAGGAACCCTCGGTTCACGAGCGGGATGACGTCCCGGTAGATCTCGGGGTTGACCTCCGGCTCCTTGGGCGGCGGGATGCGAATGTCCCGCCGCCGCTGACGATCGGAGACCCCGCTGTTCTGCTCCTCGGCGAGCTTCTCCTGGTCGGCGAGCAACTCTCGCCGCTGATTCCAGGCTTCCTTCTCTTCCGTGGAGTACGGCATGCGTCAGACTCCGCGGGGCGGTGGCCGGTAGTGCGGGTTGATGCCGCCTTTGGGGGCCGGGTCCATGACGGACATCGCCGCCTTGGGGTCGGCCACAGGCTGCTTCTTCTCGAGGATCGGGACGTTCGACGGGCGAGCCGGAAGCGCCCCACCCGGTCCGGTGAGGGCGCCCGAGGCGTCGGCCTCGGCTTCGAGGGCGGCATTCTTCATGGCTCGCGCACCCGCGGACCCGTGGACGGGCGGGCCGGGGATCGCGCCGGGGATGGGCTTCTCCGGTTGCGGCACACGCTGGCCTTGAGCCGGAACGACGTTTTGCCGAGGCTGCGGCGACACGATGACCGGCTGCGAGACATCGACGGCCGCCGTGTTCATGGGCTGCCGGTTGCGAACGAGGTCGTTCGGGTCGGGGCCCACGGGCGCGGGGGCGGCGGCTGCCGCGACCGGAGGAGCGGGCGGGGCTGCCGGGGGCGGCGCGGGACTCGGGGGAACCGGAGGCGCTCCAGCTCCACCGCCTCGGGCCTGCTGCTGCTCACGGGCGAGCTTGTCCGCCGCCCCCATGGCGCGCTTGACCTCTTCGGCCGTGGACTTGCGCATGTACCCGGCGTCGTCGAGAACGTTGTCGACGAGCTTCTGGGGGAGGCCCTCCTCCAGTTCCTTCACCTCACCCACGAGGCGACGGAAACGGTCCTCGCTCGTCTCGTCGGGCGTGAGGAAGGTGATTCCGTCCTTCGCCTTCTTCTCGGCTCGCTCGACGGCATCCTCCACCTTGCGGTAGACGATGAACACCGCCTCTTTGCCCCACGTCGAGATGTAGTTCTTGAGGAGCCAGTCGGGCAGTTCGAGCTTGATCGTCTTGGTCTGCCCCGGCTTCTTCGGATCGTCTTCCTCGTCCTCGACGTACTGGACGCCGCGGAGGTCGACGCCGTTCATCTCGACGATGGCCCGCTTCACATGCGCGAGCTGAAAGCCGTAGAGGTAGTCGACGTCCTCCAGGCCCTTGCACTCGGCGTAGATGGCCTCGTACTCGTCCGGCCGTAGGTTGCGGACGATGACCTCTAGCGTGTCGAAGAGCGTGACACGCTCCTCGATGATGCCGATGTTCTCGGCCTTTTTGAGTGACTCTCGGAGCGCGCGTGCGGACAGGGTGCCCATTCTCTTGATCTTCCTCTTTGTTTGAGGCCGACCCCGGGAAGGGCGACGAAGACGAGAGCGCAGAGGGGCTACATCTGGATCTGGATCTGGCGAGTCGAGAAACGGCCGGAGCCGATCTGGGTCTTGGTATGATCTGATTCCATCTGCATCTAGGGACTTCGTCGCCGACCAAAGGTCGACGTTTACAGGCCAGTGACCGCCGGAGCGACACCGCCCGTGAACCGGAGAGAGAAGCCGTTGCCCGCCGAGCCGTTCGTGCTCGTGGGGGCGAGGCCGGAGTTGATGAACTCGCCGTAGGTCGAGAGACCGTCGATGATGTCCGTGACCGTCACGGAGCTGTTCTCCGCGACCATGGCCGCGTCCGACGTGTAGCTCGCGGAGTAGCTGTTGAACCAGCAACCCTCGAAGTACGTGTAGAGGGCCTGGATGTTCGAGATGCCGTCGCCCGGCCCGGCCCCGTTGGAGCCCGGCTGCACGATGGCCGGCTGGTTCTCGACGCCGCCGCTCGAGCCACCCGACGCGAGGCCGGACGACCCGATCAGCTCGGACATGACGATTTCCTGGCGGATGTCGAACGGCCAGCGGTGGTGCCGGAGCGAGCGCACCAGGCCGTCGATGCCGCCGAGGTAGCCCACCTCTTGGAAGAGGTTTGCCGTGTAGAGCATCGTCTTGTTGAGCGTGAGCGTCATCGGCTCCGTCACGGACGGGACGAGTTCCGCGATCTGGTCACCGAACCCGACTCCACGCACCGGGTCGATGGTGCGCGACTCCTCGTGGCTGAACTCGGAGATCGCGCCGATCTGCTGGAACCTGCCCGCACCCACGGCGTAGCCGTAGACCTTGTTCTTCTGGGAGATGACGGCCCGCGTGTTCGGGGCCGTGCCCATGCGGTAGATGTAGTTGCTGTTGTCGACGGGCATCTGATCTCTCCTCTAAGGGCTCGGGTCGAACGCTCAGACCTTGGCGGGGGCGAAGACACCGTGGAGGCGCTTGGCCTCCTCGTCGAGCTTCGTCAGCTCGCGCGTGGCGGCCGGCGTGGCGATGTTCCCGGCGACCACATCCTTGACCGCGTTCGCCACCTTGAGCAGGTCGCCCTTGGCGCGAGCGCTGTCGAACTTCTTGCCCGCCGTGACGAGCAGGTCGATCTTGTTCGAGGTCGACTCGAGGCGCGAGAGCGTCGCGTCCGCGAGGAGCGTGTTCTCCGAGACGAGCTGGTAGGACGCCTGCTTGGCGCTTCCGCCGACCATCTGCTCGGGGAGGCCGTAGTACGTGTTGTTCTTCGACTGGTCCCCGTAGGGAGACCCGCGGCGAAGCCATGCCGCGAGGTCGCGGAGCTTGGCCACTTCGTCCTTCTGGATGTCCTGGCCGATGGAGCCATGGCTAGCTTCACTCGCGTGAGAGCTGATGAGCGCGATCTGCTGCTCGATGCGCCCCACGAGGTTCGAGATCGCCTGCTGCTGCGCCTTGTCCGCTTGCGAGACTTCGTTCGCCATGACTCCTGGTCTCCCTGATCCGGTCGTAGATGCCCGATCTTGCACCGCTACAAGTGGACTATCGGACCCCCACCGGACCTTGGGAGGGGCCGTCAGCTCGGCAAGACGGTCCAGGTCGAGGGGGATCATCGCCTCCCCCGTCTTCAGGTACTCGTTCAAGGCCCGGCGGGCTTCCCGGCCGTTCCGGCAGCACTCGGAGACGAGTTTCGCCATGCCCACCTGCCCGACCATGACCTTGAGGCCATCGGGCAGCGTCACGAAGTCGCGAAGCCCGTCCGTGCTGATTGTGACCGTCTTGACCGTTCCCACTCGTCAGGAGCGGCATACGAAAGGATTACTCGTCGTCCAGGTGCTCGGAGGCGAGATCGAAACCCGGAGGGATGGTGGACGGCGGAATGACCACTTCGGGTACTGCGTCGCTCGGTGGAGGGCACGGCGTGGTGTCACGAGGTGCGGCTTCCACCGCGCGCAGGAGCACCTCGGAGATAGGGTCCTCCCACAGCTCGTCCGCAAAAGGCACGGGCGTAGCGGCCATGTTGTCTACTTCAAGCCCGTTCATAACTAGACCCTCAAGAAGATTTCCAGCATGTGCGGGATCGCGAAAGTTGTTCCTTTTGAGGGACTGAACAACCAATCTCCCCGACACTCCCATTGAGCCGGCTCCCCCATTGCCGCTTCGACGTCGTTGAGGAGTTTCGTGGCGAGAGTCAGGTCGAAAGACACGAACCCACTCTTTCGCGTCGCGACGACTTGCCTTCGCCCTTCCTTCTCGGGACTCACGAGCACTCCGCGCACGAAACCCTCGGAAAAAAGAACGACCCATCCTTCGACGAGATCGCCCGAAGTTTCAGCCAGGGCAAAGCCTCCCGTCCCGCGGTCGAGCACGTTGACATCGGGCAGCCCTGAGCGGATTGCCGGGTAGGCGCCCTCGGTGACGAGATCACGAATCCACATGCACGCGGTCTCGATGCGACCCCCCATGTCCCTCTTCGCGAGGCTCTCCGGAAAGTAGCTCCGCAGGAGTTTGATGAACCCGACCATAAACGGGTCGAGATGCGCCATCATCGAGACCCCACGCCGATGCACGAGATCGATCTGCGCCACGAGGTTCACCATGCCCGGCACGAGAACGAGGTCTCGGTTGAGGAACAGGGTGATGGCAAACATTGTGTCCACGTCGCGCATCGATCGCGTCGCGAACGTCGTCGGCATCCGGCGACCGAGCGAGAGGTCCTCAAAGAAGCGCGTGAGCGAGCCTTGATGGATGACGGTGAATTCGTCTCCGTGGTGTTCGTAGACGAACTTGCTCGCGTCGGTTGCGTCCGCGAGAGTAGCGCCTGTCTCGAACGAGATGGCATCCGGCACGATGGCCGGAAGCGTCGACTCGACGACGACTCTCAGATCCACGAAGGACCACCTACACCGTCAGGGGCACGGATTCGGGGGGCAGTTGTTCGTCGGAACCGTCGCATCGTAGGGAATGTCGGGGAAGATGCGGATGGTGCGGGGACGGAGGTCCACAGTGGGGAGAGCCGTCCACGTGATGCCCGCCCGCTGATCGGCTTGCGCCGCCTGGTCCGCGAGAACCTGCCACGACGTGACCGGCACGGGCGTCGTGCCGTCCTCCCAGTCCGTGATCTCGCTCTCCATAACGCCGCAGAAAGCCGCCGCTTGGGCCACGCTCATGTTCTGGGCAAGGCGGATGAACTGGAACGTCTGCCCGTTCACGAGCGACATGTGCGCCAACGTGGAGGCTGCACGGCGATAGGCGGCAGCCACCGCACCTGGGATGAACTGGGCGGTCCCATCGGACTCGCGGAACCCCGTAAGGCCCGCCACGAAAACGATGCCCGTGTTGCCGACCGGCATCGAGAAGTCGATGAGGTCGTACAGCTCGATGTCGGGGCTGTAGCTCATTCCCAGCCGACGAAACCGCCCCCAGCAACCGCCGGGTCGGCGTCGTACTTCTCCATCATGTCCTCGACGCGCTCGCGGAGGTTGTCCTTCCAACCCTGCGTGCGCTTCACGATGGGCCACTTGCCGCTCTTGAGCGGGCGCCCGTCGCGGTAGAGACCGACGCGGATGGCATCATCCCCGACGCCGGCCGCTTGCTCGGAGCCTTTGTGGACCGACGTGAAGACCTTGATGGTCACGCGACTGTCGAGCGGGAGGTTGATGATGATCTCCCCGCGCTCCACCGTTTCCTTCTGAGGTTCGAGCGCGTGAAACGCCCGCTTGAGGAAGGTCCGCATGTCGTCGAGCGAGACCTCCTGGTACTGCGCGGCCATGCCGACGACGGTGGTCATCGCGCCCTCCGGTCGTAGCTCATCTCGACGTCGCCGTAGCGGCCGATGATCTCGTCCAGATCGACAGCCGAGACCTCGAAGGCCACCTTCACCGCCTCGGGCGTCGACTCGGGGTGAACGTTCTGGCCCGGCGCGAGCCCCGCCTCTCGAACGAACACGCCGAGGGTGGGGGGATCGCCCGGCTTGCGCTTCACGCGCTCTTGCGAGCAAATGACCTGGAGGTCCGTCTTGGCGCGCGTGATCCCCACGTAGGCCAGGTTGCGCTCCGAGATCATCCGGTCTTCGATGTGCGTGTGGGCGCGCTTCACCGCGTACTCACGCTCGTCCGGCGGCCACGGGATGCGAGCCCCGAGCTTCTGGAGTTCGGTCTCGAGGAGCGTGCTGTCGTCCTTCTTCTTCCCAGGGAAGAACCCGTAGGAGCAGCACAAGGCCACGTGATCCCACTGGGCGCCCTTGACCGAGTGAACCGTCGAAAGCGAGAGCTGGTCGGGGTTCAGGTTCTTGTCTTGGAGCTTGCGGGATTCGGTCTTGTAGCGATCGAGCTTGCGGTAGAAACCTGTCGCCTCGCCAGGGTTGACCCCGAGCGCCTGGTCCTTCGAGTTCGGACGAGCGATGTCGAAGAGGTAGCGCACGGTTCCGAGACCAGCGAGCGGGTCCGGCTTCTCGCTCGCTGGCGCACCTTCGCCGGGAGGGGCGTTGGGATCGGTGAGGTGCGTCCCGTGCTCGTCGATCGTGACCTTCTTCTCCGAGTCGGGCGCAGGCTCGTCGTCGTCGGGATTGCGGTTGAAGGCGATCGATTCCTTGATGGACTGCTTGAGCGAGACCGTCTTGCGCGTGTCCTGCTGCGTCTTCTTGTTGTAGTAGCCGACCTCGGTCGTGATGCCGTCGAGGATGCGGTTGAGCAAGTCCTCGGTCTTGACATTGCTTCGCATCTGTGTGCGAAGGTCCATCACCTGTCGGCCCATTTCGAGGAGCTTGTCGGTGAGCTTGTCGACGTCCTCCCACCACATCCAGTCTTCGCCCTTGTAGCGAATCTGGTCGGCAAACCACCCACCACGCTCGCGTTCGAGCTTGCGCGCCGCCGCGATCTTGGCGGCCCGGTACGGCTCCTTGAGGTCCGCGGCGAGCTTCTTCGCGATCTGCGGCCGGGTGAGGCAGTCGAGCGGGTTGAAGCTGCGGACGTCCACGCCCTCGGCTTGAGCGATGCCCTTGAGGGAGTCCTTGACGATCCGTTCGATGGCCTCGTCCCCGAGGAAGATCTCTCGGTTCGGCGCATTGACCGTGTGGACCAAGGCTTCCGTCAGCTCCTCGTTGTCCGAGGAGAGCGCGAGGTCCATGTAGCCGAGGACGGCGTTGGACTCCGTGCTTTCGAGGAATCCCTTGCCCTTGCTACGGCGGTACGGGATCTCGTGGATGATGCACTGGTCCTCGAACGCATTCAGCTCGTTGTTGGTACGGCTGAGGACCGCGAAGCCCTTGGCCCACGTCGAACCCTCGACGGCCTTGGTCTTCTCGAAGGACTCGATGATGTCGCCCGCGATGCCCACGTAGCTCGGCGGGGTCTCGACCACGATGCTCGCGCGCCCCCGCGGCTTCTTCGGGTCGGGCCGCGCCTGCATCTCGATCTGGCCCGTGTTGTGGGCCGTGACCTTGTTTGCCGCCTCGACGATCTCGGGGTCGCAGCGGTAGTTCGTCTGGATCTTCCGCGTGACCCAGCCTTCCTTGCCGTCGAGGGCCGAGAAGAGGCCCGGCCGCGCGCCGCGGAACTGGTAGATCGCCTGCTTGTCGTCGCCGACGATCCAGAAGCTCTTGCCCGACCCCGGCTGCACCTGGTCGGTCATCATGCGGAAGATGTCGTGCTGCACGACGTTGAGGTCCTGAGCCTCGTCGACGAGCACGTGGTCGAACATCTGGTTGGCGGCCTTCCGAGCCGCCGGGTCACGCTCCAAGATGTCGCGGAAAATGAGGAGCATGTCGTTGAGGTCCGCGAGCCGGCGTCCATCGGCGCGGAAGTCGCGCATGAACTTCTGGAATGCGGCGGAGGGGCGCGGCGGCTTCCAGTCGGGTCCACGGTCGCCCTTGAGGCCGGCGTAGACCTCCATCCACACGGCGCCGTAGACCTCTTCCACGGTCTCCGCGCCCTTGAGCGCGGTCTCGAAGTCCACGTCGTTGCCGAGCCAGTTCTCCTTCAACTGGTTGCAGAGCTTCGCCGGAGGGGCGCCCCCAAAGAGCTTCTCGGGCAAGCCGGTCATCGCCGCGAGACCCCCAGGGCCGATGTCGCGGATGACGGCGCGAACCGCCGCGGTCATTTGGCGCGGCGTCGGGGCCTTCTTCTTTCCGCGATCTCCGACTCTCTCGCCGGTCTCGTCGATGACGAAACCTTCCTCGCCCTCGTCCTCGTTTTTCTTGCCGCGAGGCGTGGCGATGAGGCTCCCGTCCGAGAGGGCCGCGCGCTCGGCATCGTTGCCGAACCCCTTCTTCCCGTTCGTCCCGATGAAGTTGCGGAAGACGGAGTGCATCGTTCCGCACGTCACGGAGTCCCCAGCCGAGCCCAGCTCTTTGCCGATGCTCGCCCGCAGGTCTTCGGCCGCTCTCGTGTTGAACGTCGCCACGAGAATGCGCGACGGCGACTCGTGCTTGACCTGGATGAGGTACTTGAGCCGGCCCACGAGCGTCGTGCTCTTGCCGGCACCTGCACCGGCCGCCACGAGCACCTTGCCGTCCGTGAGCGCCGCCGCCCGCTGCTCCTCGTCGAGCGGGTACCCGCCGACCGTGAGGGCCGCCTTCATCGCGGGGCTATCGGGGTCGGTGGCGATGGCTGTAGCAACGGCCGTGGCGATGCCGGTGGCCTCGCTCCGCGTGACCGGCCGGTCCGGCGCCTTGACCATGTCGAGCGCCGCTTTGGCCGCGTCCGTCGCGTGGTTCTCGATGCGGGCGAGGGTGTTCGCCTGCGCCGCCTGAGCCTCGGCGTGAACTTCGGAGGAAGCGACCGCCCCCTCCTGCGTCACCTTCTGGTCGAGAAGGTTCTGGGCGTCCTCCCCGACTTGTTTGACCGCCTCGTGAACCGGGTTGACCGCCACGACGGGCTTGCCCGCCGCGTCGGCCGCATGGCCTATCCAGCCCTGGAGCCGCTTGTTCTTGAGGGAGATGGTCGAGAACTTGACGAGGGCTTCGGCCGACGCACCCGAAGTGGACGCCTCGATGGCATCCGAAACTTCCTTGCGGGCGCGAATCGAGGTCCCGAAGACATGCTTGAGGGACGACGGGCCCCCGCGTGTGAGGACCGTGCGGAGCTTGAGCGCCCGCATCGAGCACCCCTTGGCGCTCGTCGGGTACTTCATCGACGCTTCGAGCATCTTCAGCGCGCCAGGGGACTTGACGCCCGCTTCGATGACGGAGCGCACCTTGTCGAGGTGATCGCGCTCCATCATCTTCGCGAGCATGCCTCCGCGCATGAACAGCGCGTCGGCCTTCTGTCCGGTCTCCTTGAGCCAGCGGAAGTAGGTGTCGAAAGCGAGGAGGAAGACGAGGTAGTCCGCGACTTCCAGCTCGCTGAACGCCTCTTCCTGTGTGGCCTCGTCCGCGAGGAAGTGGCGCTGGTACTCGAATGCCATCGTCGGGGCCTACACCTGGATGTGGCTCAGATTTGAGCGCGCAGATTGAACGTCAGGACGAGGTACTCCAGGGGGAAGATCGGCTGGTAGTACGCCTCGAAGAGGAGGACGGTGGGGTCGTCGGGGCTGATGCTCGAGGAGATCCCCGTGAACGCTCCGACGATCTCCGCTTGGACGAGCTGCTTGAACAGCGCCGTCATCGTGACGTTGACTTCGTTCGTGCGCGTCGAGAGGAACTTCGTGCCCACGAACTGGTCGAGGGCCTGACGCGACTGCTGCTGAACGAAGTCCGCGATCTGCGTGACGGTGGGCAGCCGGGTGAGAACCGACTGCATGTTCGTCGTCAGACCCTGACGGATGCGGACGAGGTTGGTCAGGGCCTCGATGAGAGTGACGCCCGCGACCGCGGTCTGGTTCGCCGTCACCGGGTCGAGCGTCCGCGGGATGCTCGTGAAGCCCTGGAGGCGGCGGCGCGTGTACGGGGTCGCGACGTCGACGGACGGGCTCACGACCGCTCCGGCCACCGCGGCGGCGAAGAAGGTGCCGTCCACGACGGATTCGGTGGCGTTCCCGAGTTCGTCCGTCAGCGTGATGATGGAGCTGTCGGGGTAGAACGCGACGATGCGGCTCGAAACGAGGCTCTGAGCCACAGACTGTGCGGTCTGCGGCGTCGTGCCCGACGCGAACCCGATGAAGCCCATCCGCTCCGACTGGTTCTGGATGAGGCTCATCGTCTCGCAGCTCTGCGTGAGGTACGAGTAGACGGCCGTGCTCGTAGCGAGCGGCACGATGATGTCGGGCTTGATGTTGCCGGGGAGCGGCGTCTGGAGGCCCTGGATGGCGTTGATGAACGACGTGTCGCTCGCTTGGTTCGTGTTCGGAACCTTCAGCACCTGCTGGATGCCGACGAGGAGCGACCCGTTGAGGATCGCGAGGTACGCCGCGAGGGACACGCGGTTCGACGCCGAGACCGTACCGAACGCAGCCTCGATGGACGAGAGCTGGCGGTAGATCGCCGGGGAGAAGTCCTGCTTCATGTACTGGTAGGACAGGAAGTAGAAGTCCCCGATCCCAGGCGCGACGCCCGAGGGGTTGAACGTCTGGATGGTCCCGGTGTCCGCGACGTTGACGCCAACGGTGTTCGAGACCGTCGTCTCGAGGCCGGGAATCGCGTACCACGGACGAGCCGGGTTCACCTGGAAGGTCTGCGAGACCGTCATGGTGAAGCTGCCGCCGAGGTCGTAGCTCCCCGTCTGGGCCGGGAGAACCGTGAACCGGAGACCCGTCTGGGCCGCCGTGAACGTGACGCCGGGGATACCCGTGCCGGACGAACCCGCGGCCCCCGCGCTAGAGGTAACCGTGTAGTTCTCCAGCACGTCCTCGCCGTTGTCGCCGTCCACACCGGGGGTGAGCCCGATGTTCGTGCTCGTGTTGAACGCGCTGCTGTTGAGGAACGAGATGCTCGAGGCGGCAGCACCCGTCGTGAGCGACTCGAACGTGATGTAGTTCGCGCCGTTGATGGCGTCCACGTAGGCGACCCCACCGGCCGCGACGAGGCCCTGCGAGAGCAGTTCGTCCACGACCTCCTGGGCCTTGACCTGCTGCTGGCTCGCCGCCGTGTTCGTCGTGAACCCGAGGACCGCGTTGGCCGAGCCGTTGCCGATGAGGAGCGCCGACTTGGCGTCGTTGCTCGGGCTCGTCAGGCGGAGCTTGCCCGCGTTGCCGAGAGTTCCGTCCGACGCGACACCCGAGAGACCGGGCACCGCGTTGATGGCACCCACCACCGCCGAGATCGTCACCGATCCGCCCGGCAGCGTCACCGTGTACTGGATGCCGTTGACGCTGAGGACGAACTGGTCGTTGAGACCCGTCGTGATGTTGAACGGACCGGCGATCGAACCGAGGAGCGTCGCCGGCTTGTTCACCGCACCGGGGGTGCCCGCCCCGGACTGGAACATCGTGAAGCCGAGGAACGTGTTGGTTCCCGGCTCGTTGCTGGTCGTGACCGTCGTGGCCGAGTTGACCTTCACCGCCGAGACCGCATCGAACCCGCCCGGCAACGCACCGGGGGCCGTGTAGCTCTTGACGATGAAGAAGACGTCGCCCGTGGACCCGCCGATCTGCGCGAACGACGCGAGGTTGTTCGGTGCAGTGCCGCTGAACGCCGCGTTGGCGTCGATGGCTGCGTTGATCGCGGCCACGATGGCGGTCGGAGTATGCGCCCCCGCCGTGAGGGTCACCTGGACATCGACGCCGTCGATGAGAAGGTCGAGGACGTTGTTCGGCGAAGCGTCCACCGTGATGTGACCGCCGCTGTCGGGCGTCAGGTGGCCGCTCACGATGTAGCCGTGAGCCGCAGCGTCGAGGTTCGCCGTGAACGGCGTCCCGTTGACGCCCATCGACCACGTGGCCGAGTACGGCGAGAAGAAGTTGTACGGCTCGGCGCTGCGGTTCGTGAACGCCGCGTTGGCCGCGGGCTCCTGGCCGAACGTCACCGTGACTGTCTCGGAAACCGGCGTTCCCGAGCCCGTGTGGAACGCATCGGGGATCGTCTCCGACCCGCGCGGCCACTGGATGGTCTCCGATATGCCCGTCTTGGTCCCGAAGAGAACCTGGTAGAGGTTCTGACCGGACGCCGAATCCGTGACCGTGTACTGGCCCGTGCCCACCGGGCCGGGGACCTGGCAAGCCAGGACATACGTGTCGTCGCTGACGTGGTTGTAGTAGAACGTCGCGAAGACGGTCCAGTCCGGCGGGATCGGGTTCTGGAGCGTGATGGTGCGGTTCACGCCGTCGACGACCGTGACCGTCTGCTTCGGACGGTTGAGGGCGTCGCGGAGGCCGCGGCCCGCGTAGACCTGCACGAGGTCGGGCCGATTCGTCACGAGGTCAAGACGGCTGTTCGTGACCGTGTTGAACAGGGTCTGGCCGAGCGTCGTGTCGCGACCGTTGCCCGTGGTCGGGATCTCGGGGAGCACGAACTGCGTCGCCGAGACCTTGGCCGGGATGACCGTCGTGTCCGTGACCGGGTTGCAGGTCGCGAGGTAATACTTCGCGTCCACCAGGAGCCCGGTGATCTGGGAGCTGTTGAACTGCGTGCCGCCCGTCGAGGTCGAGCCAGCGGCGACCGTGAAGCTCGTACCCCACGAGATGATGCTCGTGTCGGCCGTGGGGTTCGAGACCACGAAGTCGACGTTCTGGATGTAGTCCGCGCGACCCGGCGAGATGCCGCACCGGAGGACCGTCGTCACGAGGCTGTTCGGCAGGTAGTCGAACGTGTTCTGCCAGGTGTTCGCGAAGTACTGGATCGTGACCGTCGTGCCAGGCGCCGGAGCGTAGGGCAGCGTCACGATGCCGTTCGAGCCGTCCACGGCGCTCGCGATGACCTGGGCGTTGTTGACCTTGACGACGACCTTGCTCGGGTCCGTCGTGGTGACGCCGCCGCCCGTCCCGTCCACGATCGGACGCTGGAACACGCGGAACTGCGTGTTGCGGTTCGTCTGCGTGTTGGCCGTCCACCCGAGAACCCCGTTCGCCGTGCCCGATCCGATCTGGAGGGACGACGGAGCCGTGAGCTGGAGGTGGTTGAGGCCCTGGCCGTCCGTGTAGACGGACGCCTGGAGGTTCGCGATGGACGCCGCGTTGAGCGCCGTAGCGAGGTTCGACGCGGTGATCGCCGTCCCGGCCGGGAACGTCACGGTGCTTGAGACACCGTTGACGAGCACCGTGAACTGGTCGTTCGAGCCCGCCGTGATCGCGAACGGCTCGTACCCTGGCGAGATGAGCGAGGCTTGCGCCTGCGTCACCTGCGCCGACACGTCATCCGTGAAGCTCGTGTCGCCGCGGTGGAAGTAGTACGTGCAGAGCACGTGATCGGTCGGCTGGGTCGGCACCTGGAGGGTGACGATGCCCTTCGCACCGTTGACCGCCCCGACCGAAACCGGCACGCCGTTGACCGTGACGGTCACCGTCTGCGGGTTGTTGGTCACGCGGCCGATGCCCGTCCCGTCCGTGACCGGGAAGTTGCGGACGACGAACTGCGTCAGGGTGCCGGTTTGGGCGCCGAGCACGAGGTTGTTCGGGTTCGTCGCGTTGACGACCCACTGGAGGCTCACGTCCTCGTTGACGATCTGCTGGTCGAGGGTCGCCGACGACCCGCGGACCAGTTCGAGGTCGTCTTGCTCCAGCGTCTCCTGCCCAACCCCGATGACAAACGGGATGCGAAGCCCGGCGACGATGTTCGCGACGTTGGCTTCGGTCAGCGTCCTCGTGTAGACGCCGGGCGGGACGTAGGTGATGAACGGTCCGAGCGACATGGAGTTCCCTCAGAGGTTGAAAGTCGTCTGGGTCTGGATTTGATGAGGGACCGGCAAGGTATCGGATATGGATCGGGGTCTGAGTCCTCGGGGCCGTACTCCAGCCTCCTACCGAGAGGGGGTATCGAAAGACTAGCGGCCCTCTCGAGTCTCCTTGGCCGCCTGGAGCCGGGAGAGGGCGGTTTTCGCCAGATTGCGGCGGGCTTCCCGGCCGGCGGGGTTCAGGCCCTCGTACTCCACGTAGTTGTCGCCCGTCCGGCGCATGAGCGCCGGGCTACCACCTTGCGCCCGCACCTGCTGCTTCACCTTGTCCCGTTCGGCGTAGTGCGCCCACCTCCGCTCCGCATCCCGGCCCACCGCGTGGTCGGCGGTCGGGTAGTCTTCCTTGTGAACGCCCGAGTTGCCCTCTTTGGCCGGGTCGCCCTTGAACCCGAAGGCGAAACCCTCGAGGACGCGCGGGGCAAGTTCCCCGCAAGCCGGACATTCGAAGCTCGGCCAGTTTTCCTGCTTGAGCGTGCGCTCGAAGCGAAGGTTGCACCCGTCGTGCTGGCATTCGAACGTGTACTTCGGCATGGCCCATCCTCATTTGATCTTCTCGAAGGCCGAGTTCCGGCCCGCGAGTACAGGTACGGTCGCGAAGAAAAGGTCGGAGGCTGGCTGCTGGTCCGGCCTCGGAATCGTCTGCTCGATGCGCTGGATCGTGAGCGGCAGCGGGATGTGGATTTCCCAGTCGGCGCGTAGCTGCACCGAGACGGTCGAGTTGTAGTACATGAGGTCGGCCGTCTCGTCGTAGGTCTCCTCGACTTCTCCGCCCATGGACACGTCGAGGATCTCGATGCCCTCGAATTCGAGGATGGGTTTCTTGACGCCCCAAAGGGACATCACCGTGAAGTCCGTGACCTCCTCCATTTGAACCGGGTCCTGGGAGATCACGTTCAGCTCGAACGTCAGCTCGTACTTCCCGCCGTAGGCGTTGGCCGCGTCCACGCGGTCGGGGTAGACGACCACGGCCACCTTGTCGCCTTTCTTGGCGCGCTTCCCGAACGCGAGCACGACGCCGGGAAGCGTCGTGAAGTCCGCTTGGTTCCACTGGAACTTGATGGGCTGCGTCGAAGGCTGCGGGTAGCGATAGTCGGCGTTGAGGACAGTCTCCGGCGCGAAGTTGCGGAGGAGCGAGATGCTCCCGTTCTCGTAGTTCACCGAGAAGTCGGTCCCCTCGACGAGCTGGACCCGGTGGTTTGCCCAAAGGCGGACCGTGCCCTTGAGGGGCACGTTCTGTAGCTGGGCTTCACGCTCGACCCCGGTCACGAACTGGAGCAAGGCTTCGTCCGTGACCGTGAGGAGCGGGTCGATGACGTACCATCCGTACTCGCTCGCGTTCTCGGGCGCGTGGAGGATCTCGATGTAGTAGACGCCGGCCGCCGTGGGAAAGTACCCGTGCTCGGCGACGCACCGAAGATCCTCGCGTACCCACTCCAGCGGGTACGTAGGCGTTCCGATGTACGCGAGCATGACGTGGCTCTGGACCGTGCCGATGAAGTTGTCCCCGGCGAGCGCTACCTTGTTCGCCGAACTCCCTTTGACGACGATCCCGTACTGCGGACGCTCCGTGAAGACGAACTTGTTTTCGATGAACGGAACGATCTTGTTGTAGACGGGATGCCGCTCGAAGCTGTCCTTCAGCTCCAAGATGAGGCGTCGCTTGAGGGAGTTGACGAGGTAGTAGTACACGCTCAGGTCCCGACTTTTTCGTCAGTCCCGTCCCACACGAACTCGCCGTCCTCGCCCACGGGGAAGTGCGTGCCGCACGCGCAGCAGAACGTGCCGTTGTAGAACTTGGGGTTGCGAGCGTAGGTCTCCGCGAGGGCCGTGCCCATGGTCGTCACGGAACCGCACTTGAGGTGGATGTACGACCGTCGCACCGGACGGACGAAACCCTTGGCGCGCTCCTCGGCCGTGAGGACGAGGTAGTCGACCTGCTGGCCGTCGGGACGGAGTTTCGTGTGCTCCCCGTAGGGGGTGCCATGGATGGTCTCGGCTTCCCCTTGCCCGGTGACGATCTTGCTGCTCATCCGGCGTGCTCCTCCATCGCGAGGACGAGGAGACCTTCGGCCACGGCCGTCATCGGGTCCTTGGCCATGCGGATCTCGGAGATCTGGATGGGAAAGCCCTTCTTCTTCACCTGCTCGAACTCGTCCTTGAAGACGGCCTCGAACCCGATGGCGCGAGTCGTTCCGCCCGAGATGATGAACGGGATGGGCTCGGGGAGGCTGATGGAGTTCTGGACCTTGCGGAACTGCACCGCGATGTTGTCGAGGCAGTACCGAATGAGGGCGCGGATGTAGAGCGCGATGGCCTCGGCCTCGCGGTCCCCGCCCGTGTGCGCGAGGTCCACGCCCTTCTCCTTGGTCGCGCACACGCGGGCGGCCGTGCTCCCGAGGGCCTTGGCCGCATGCTGGTCGATCCAGTCGCCTCCGCGGGCGAGCGAGAAGTCCATGCCCTTGACGGTCTGGAACGAGAGGGCGACGTTGCACATGCCCGAGCCGAACGACACGGCGAGGCCGGAGAAGTTCGTGTCGGCGCACTGCGAGTAGATGATCGCCATCGACTCGTTCATCGGGTGCGGCGTGTACCCGTGCTCGGAGATGATCTTGCGGAACACCTCCTGGTGGTAGATGACGTCCTGGTCGGGGTCGTCGATGGGGCTCGCCGGAACCGAGTAGAAGCAGTGCTCCTTTTCCACGGTCGGCTCTTGGAGGACGTGGAAGACAAGGAGGCTCAGGATCTGCTGGGCTTCCAGTTCGCCAGCGGAGATCACACCGCGCGAAAGCGGCCGGCGAACCTCGCGCTTGAAGAGGTTCGCCATGTTGAGGGCGCTATCGCCGAGGACGACGAGATTGCCGTCCTTCTCAACGTAGTTCACCTTCGAGAGCCGGAGCGTCTTCTTCGCCTCGAGGTCGAGGTCGATGAAGGCGTCACGGATTCGCGAGGTCTCGACGCTATCGCCCTTGAGGGTGCTACGCGCCGAAACGATGTTCATGGTTCCGACGTCGAGTCCGACGCCGGGCTTGTACTTGGTGTCTCCCATCTTTCATCTCCGTTTTCATCTCGAAGGCCGACCGGCCTTCCCTGAGGGCCTCACCCAGACTTCCACCGGGGGTCGTTCGAGCCGACCTTCTGGCGGTCGTAGGATTCGGCCGTCTTCTGCGAGGCACGCTGCTTGAGGAGGTAGACGTGTTCCTCGTGCTTGTCGGCCACGCCCTGGAGCAGGTTGTCCATGCCGTGCGAGAGCAGGCCGTGCTGCTCGAGGGCGCCGTAGACCAGCTTGAGGACGATGAGGGTGCGCAAAACCGCTCGGAGCGAGAGAAGCGCATGCTCGTCGGGGGTCGGGTTCGGCGGGGCGTCGGCGTAGAACGACTGGACGACGGCGGACACGTGCTTGGCGTGAAGCACCGGGTGCGCGAGAATCGTGTTGCCCGCGCCCACCATGCGCTCGGCCACCTTGTCGATGTCCTCGACCACGCCCTCGTAGAGCCGGTCGAAGAGGAGGTGGTCACCGTAGTAGTTCGGGCCCTGGGACTGCCAGTGGTGCGCCTGGTGGATGAGAGACTCGCCGCGGAGGAACGCGAGAAGCACGGAGAGGAGGCTCATCGGCATGTCGCCAAAGTCCGCCTTGATGTGCTGCATGATGACGAGGAGCGTCGTCGCCGCATCGGCGCCCGTCTTCTCCACAAGAGGGCGAACCTCGTCCTTGAGGGTCTTACGGTTCGCCGCGACCTTCGTCGCTTCGTCGGGCAGGTACGGCGGCCCGTGACGCAGAAGATCATAGGTCGTCGGGTCGTGCCAGATCGCGTACACGGCGTCGGCGTGCAAACCGGAGTAGGGGTCTTCGACCGGGACCCCGCCCTCGCGCAGCTTGTCCTCATCGGTCGGCATGCTCACGCCTTCCAGGCCGGATCGTCCGATGCGTGCTTCTTCTTCGGCTTGGCCTTGGGCGCACTCTGCTTCGGGCCAGGGGCCGCGCCGGGGCTCTTCTCGACCTGCTTGAGTTCCTTCTGGACTTCCGACATCTGGAACTTCTCGGGACGCTGCGGGACGCTCTTGCCCGAGTAGGGCGAGTGGACGTTCTGCATGCGAGTCGGAAGGAAAAACTCCTTGCCCGAGTCCTCGTCGACGTACTTCCAGAGGACCGGAGCCGACGCGAGCTTGCTCACGAGCGCCTGGGCCGCCGCCAGGACCGGCATGGCAGGGCCTTCGACCTGGCGGAGTTCCTTCTGCACCTCGGGGATCTGGTAGCGCTCGGGGTGCTGTGGGGCCGACTTGCCCGAGAACGGCGAGTGGACGGTCGGAAGACGAACGGTGAGGAAGAATTCCTGGTTCGAATCGGGGTCCACGTACTTCCAGAGAACCGGCGTTGCCGCCTCCTTGCCCGCGAGCTTCTGCGTCAGGTTCTCGGCTTGGCTCAGCAAAGCGGCTTGGCGGGGGTGCATGAAGACGGTCTCCTTCTCAAACCGGCGGGAGATAGAACGACTACCGAGTCCCACCCTTGCGGAACTTTCGGAGCGCCGCGCCGGCCCCCGCAACCCCCGACCCTTCCGAGGTTTCGGACTTGACATCCACGTGGGCCTCGACGTCCTTCGGCTTGATCTCCGAGGGGATGTACGTCGGAACCTCGATTTCGACGACGTCGGACGCCGGCTTGCCGGACGGCGCGGCAGCCGGAGAGCCAGGCGCCACCTGACCGCACGCAAGCATCCCGAGGATGGCATCGAGCTTCCCCCCGTGCGTATCGAGGGCCGAGCGGAGCATGCGGTTTTGCTCGACGAGGTGACGGTTCTCTTCGCGAAGGCGGTCGACTTCTCCGTCCGGCGCCGGCGGCGGGGTCGCTTGTCGAGGCACGTCGCGCGGGTCCAACTGGAAAAGCATGCCCTGGGCGATGAGACGCCACAGGTCCTTGCTCTTGGCAGCCTTCAAGGCAGGGATGGTCACCGTCGCCCGATGGGGGACGTCCATGGCGATGTCCTCGATGAGGACGGTCTGCATCTTGAGACCGAGGACTCGAACGTCACTCATCGCCGAGAAATGGCCCTCCTAGCCTGGTTCACGTACTCCCTGTAGAGCTTGTCCCGCATGAACGCCCGCGCTTCCTGGCGGGCCTTCTCGAGGAAGGTGCTCGGGGTCCGGCCGGGGTGCATCCACTTGCCGTCCGCCATCGACTTCGGCGTGGCCGAGCGGAAGATGAGTTCCCCCGTCTCCGTGATGATGGGGATGGGCCGCTTGGCCTTGGTGAGCCACGTCATCTGCCCGGCGCGCTGCCCTCCGACGATGTACCGGAACGCCGGGTGCTTCGCGATGATGAGGAGGCTCGACGGCTGAACTTTGATCTCGATGGTCCTCGCGAGGGCCTTCTTCGCACGCTCCGAGAAAGTTTCTTGTGTGAGCTTGGCCTTGATCCGCTTGAGCATTTCGTTGCGCAGGCGGCGCAATGCGGAGGTCGGATCGATGTTCTTGAAGTCGCCCGTGAGCGGCCTGAGGTACGTCGTCTTGACCTTGAAGATCGGGCCGGGCATCTCAGTACTCGATGTTCTCCCACACGGGGGTACGGCCTCGGAGCTGCTCCTCGACGGGGACGTCTGGCTTGTTGGTGATCGCCGTCGAGGCTTCCTGCTCGGGGCCTGACGGCTTGAACTCGACGTAGGTGTACTTGCGCGGCTGGTCCATCGGCACGCGGTAGCGGATGTCCTTCTCGTCGATGTGCCCGATGGTGAAGTGTTGCTGGAGCACCATGCCGCGGTTCGACGGCAGCCGGACCGCCCCAATCGAGTACCTGTCGCCGTTGAGCTTCACGAGGAAGTCCCGGTGGCGAAGTAGCGGCGAGGGACCCGTCCACACCTCATACGAGTGTTCGACGGTCCGCCCGATGTCCGACTGCCGCACGCGCCGGTCGCCGTCGTCGGGCGCGATGATGGCGTCGAACGGACCGTCGTAGCCGCCGACGAAACCGACGCCGTAGCATAGGGGGTCATCGTTGATGGGCTGCCCGTGGTAATCGTCGGGGATGCACGGGCAAGGGATGCCGTTCGTCTTCTGGAGAAAGAACTTCACACGCTCGCCTCCCTGCTCGAGGATGAAGCGGTTGCGACGAACGGCCTCCCGCCAGATGTAGTCGAGCTTCTCGATCTCGTAGTTCGAGACCTGCGTGGCCTCTTCGAGCGGGGTCTCGATGAGGTCCTGCGGCTGCACGGTCGAGAGCGGCACGTTGATGGGGATGCCGACCGCCGTGATCCGGTAGAAGACACGCACCATGAGGTCCGTGCGGAGGAGTTTCCTCAGCCGGACATACGAGCACGTGACCCTGCTCCCCGGTTTGGGGATGACGAACTGCTGGTAGGTCTGCGTACCCGGCTCGTAGGTCGCCTGATTGACCCCGTGCCACGACGGGTCGTAGGGGTAGCCGGCGTCGATCTCGACTTCGCCAGTGCGCCCGTAGACGCGGAGTACCCGAGCTTCCTGCCCATCGACGAACACACGCACGTCCTCGGGCTCGTGGGCAAACACGCCCTGCGAGCCCGACTTGATGATGGGGTTGTAGAGCGTCTTGAAGACGTACCGAGGGGCGTCGGAGCCGGACGCGGAGCACTCCCCGAAGAGGACGAAGTTGTCGCTCACGTCCTCTTCGACGATGCGCTCCGTGTCCGTCCTGTCCCGCCAGAAAGTCGAGCCCACCGGAACGCTCGTGACGCGCTCGTAGGGACCAAACTCCGAGTCGAAGCTCCGGTAGACGTTCACCCCACAGAGCACGAACCGGCTGTTGAGCGAGAGCGTCGCCGGGTCATCCCACTGGATGTCGTAGACGCCTGGATGAAACCCGCTCGTGAGGAAGACGTTGAGCGGTGGAGCCGGCCAAGGGGTCTTGGTCAGCTCCAGCTCGGTCGGGCGGCGGTCCCTGTTGCTCGCGTAGGGCATCGAAACTCCCTACAACAGCGACCCGAAAAGAAGAGTCACGCCTGGGGTGGCGCGGCCTCTGGCGCCGGGGCCTCGGGCGCCTGGCCGTTCGGGACGTTGAGCAAGCTGATCTTGCCGGTCTGCGGGTCCACCTCGACCGGGACGTTCGGCCCGAGCCCGCGGCTCGAGAGAACGGTCGCGAAGAGCTTGGACCGCTCGTCGTCAAGTCTGCGTACTTCCACGAGAACTTTGACCTTCTCCTGCTCGAGGTCGACCATCATTTCCCCGAGCTGGAGGCGGCGGGTCTGGATCTCCCCCATGCGCTTGAGCGTCTGGGCGTCCACCGGGTCGTTGATCGTGAGCTTCTTCTCGGATTCGGTTCCCATTTTTCATCTCCCGCGTTGATCGGCGGTGTGGTGGGCGCTTAGCACCCGTAGGGCTACGTCTATGAAAGGAATTTTCCCATGCGTTCGACCGTGGAATTCGATTTGGCCGCCTTGCGGATCGCCGTCGACAATGCGACCGAGGGCCGGTACTCGGCCCTCCGGCACGAGTGCGGCGCCAGCGGGTGGCAGCCTCGCATGTGGGCACAGACACCGGCGGAAGGGGCTCCCCGAGGGACAACGCGCGTTTTCTTCATCGGCCTCGACTCTCTCGGCCGAACGCAGTACTTCGATACCGCGCTGATCCCCGACAAGTCCATCGGCAAGAAGATCCAGATCTCCGAGACGGTTCAGGAAGCGGCTCGAACCGCGCACCGGCTCGAAGCCGGGCTCTCGCGACTCGACGCGGGGCTCGACCACGAGCCTCCGGCGCCCGAGGTTAGAGCGCTGAACTAGGTCACTCGCCCGCGCCGGCCTCGGACAGGAGCTTCTCGATGTCCTTGGTCGTCTTGCCGAGGTCGGCCACCCAGTCCACGAAGAAGTCGAAGGCGCCCTTGAGGTACTCCCACGCCTTCACGAGCGCGCCCGAGAGGAAGTCGAGGAGACCCGCCGTGCGCGGGGCCACCGCCGGCGCCTGCTCGGGGCCGGGGACGTCCATGCCCTTGTCGAAGCGCTCGATGGCGTTCTTCAGGCTCTCCAGAACGGCCTTTTTGCCGAGGTCCTTCTCGGCCACCATCATCATGAACTGGAACTCCTTCTCGAACTCGATGGCGTAGTTCGCGGCCTTGTCCTTCTTCTCAGCCGCCTTCGTCAGCGCTTCGAGCTGTTCCTTGGCCTTGGCGAGTTCCTTCTCGAACTTCGCCATGTCGCTCTTGGCCTCTTCGAGCCACTTCTGCTTCTGAGCGACGCCCTTCTGGCTCTTGGCCTTCGAGAGACCGTACTCGGGAAGTTGCTCAAAGTTGGTCACTGGGCAACCACCTGATTTGAGGCTGTGCCGGACCGTAGAGGTACTCCGGTAGTAAGCCTCCGGCTCGACGGTACGAGCGCGTTCTGTACTGACTCTCCCAAGGAACTCGTTCGGCAATGTGCCCGAAATCGCTCTCTCAGCAGTGTCTTCACTGCGGACGGGTGATCATCAAGACCAACTTGTTTGTCCTCGGAACGTCCGAGCAAGTTGATCCCTCCCACCACGTCCGCGTGACTTTTCCTGCCGCATGAGCGGCAGATGAACTTGATCCCTGACCTATTGCTCCTGGAGACGTAGCCGCAGCTAGGGCATGTCTGGCTTGAGTAGGCGGGGTTGACGACCTCGCAGGGGGCCTTCGTGGCAAGGCTGTGATGCAAAGCTCGATAGGCGAAACGCTTGGCCCCCCGGCAGCCGCGAAGGTCGAGATCCTCAACGACGAACACGGCGCTGGGGTGAGCTTCCACGAGCTTGTTTGCACACTCACCGGCCACTGTCTTGACCAGCCCAGTGAGCTTGGCTTCAAGGTAGTCGAGCCTGGGCGAGTTTTCCTTGAATCCTTGTCGTTGTCGGTTCGCTCGAAGGTTGCGAACCTTTTGGTACAAGGTGTCGAACTTCGGTTTCAACGAGGCTCCGAGAAGCCTCCCTGACGACGTAGCGGCCATCACGTTGAGGCCAACGTCAATGCCGATCTTGGGGGCATCCAGATCACGCTCCGGCACTTCCCATTCCTTGCGCTCGACGACCTCGAAGCGCCATCGGCCT